ATTGCATTACCGCCAATATTTCCTGTACTTGCGTTCATAAACGCACCCGTACCCGAAGAAAAATCGCTAGTTCCTATTGTCCAACCGCCGATGGTTCCAGTTGATGAATATAAAGAACCTCTAAAAATACCTGTATCGGCAGTAATAGTTCCCTGAATATAAACGCCTTGTGCGCTCATGTACCCACTAGGGCTAACATGGAATTGTGAACCACCCGAACCCGCACTAATTTCAATGGCGCTTAAAGTGCCAGTAGTAATAGCGCCAGCGTCAATATTGGCAATAACTAAACCTGAAACAGTTACAGAAGTCCAAGATGTACCGCCAGCACCCGACCATTGTGCAATTACTTTATTAGCGTATGTTCCTGAAGTGCCATATTGATACCAAATGTCTCCTGCTTGATTAGCAGTTGAGCCGGGTGTTGATGTTGAATAATAAACTTTATTTTTACCATCGGCAGATGTCTGTGCTTGAGTAGCTTGCGTTGAAGCGATTGTTGCTGCCGCTTGCGCTTGTACTGCTTGTGTTTGTGCATTTGCCGCCGCCGAAGCCGCTGACGATGCTGTGCTTTGAGCTGTGTCGGCTGTATAGGCGGCCTGATTCGGCCCAGTCTCTAACTTTGCTACCCGATCTGATAGACCATAGAACATATCCTGCAAGTTTGCAGGCAGATTAGTAAATGCCATTTAAGAAACCGACCCTGCCGCTAGTTGTCGTGTAAGAGTAAGTGTAACGCGTGATGGCCCGTTCTCACCCGGATTTACGCTCATTGCGACTATGCGCAAAACAAGGCTTACTCCTGCGGGGAAGTAATCATCAACAATATCAAGGCGTACTTCATCGCCAATGCTGTATGTGCCAAAGTAAGGATCTACATAAGTAGGGATGATTACTTCGACAGTTGTAGGTGGATAAGAGACGGCGTTCAGTTGTCCAAGTGTCACACTTTTCAGCAAGTTGATATCGCCAATGTCTATGTAGTTTGCAGAATCCTCAAGTAGCGGGAAGCCGTCTGTGTATTTATTAGAGTCCACCGCAGTAGCAGTTAGTTTGCTTCCATTTGCGCCATAACCTAGACCGTAAAGTCTATTAGCCGCGCTCTGCCCATCTTCGGGGAATCGATAAGAGACTATGTTGCCGGGGAATTGCAATACTGTAGCGGTGAGCGAACTAGAGCTATAGACAGTTCCGAGCGGGATTCCGATAGTAAATTGATTCTTAAGCGCATCGCTAAGGATGTAGGGCTGGATGCTAAAGTCAAAGAAGTTCTGGGCTAGGTCTTTGATAGCCTGATAGACCGACTTGTATTCATAGGCGTTATAAGTTTTATTTGTAGATAGCCCAGATGTAGCAGAGTTATATGTCAACCCTGTCTTGCCGTAAGACTTTGCTTCGGTGTATTGCAAAAGGTTATAGGCGATATATGTCGGGTCTTTGGATGCATAGACCTTATCGTCTGAGATTCTGCGGCGCTGGTAGAGGCTCATCATTTCTTGCGCTGTGATGTGCAGGATTTGATTTTCTGAGTCGTACTCTCGATTCCAGATAACACCCGACCAAATAGGCTTAGTCTGAGAAGTTACAGGATCAGAGTAGAGAATCCATAAGATTGTCTTGCCGGGGGTTGTGCCGTTATAGACATTGAGGTTTGTAGAGTTCAACCCTGATAGCAAAACTTCGCCTTGAAAAGTACCCACCGAGTTTAACTGCTGAGTAAAGTTCACGCCCGTAAATGGCAGTTCAGCAATAATCGGATTAGCCGTAGAACCCGACTGGTAGATGTTAGTAGTTACATACCTGAACTCTGAATCTGACATTATACATAGGCATTTCGGTAGGTAGTGGACATTGAGCCGACAGAGCTAGTCCAAGTTATAGAGCTAGTGTTTGGCGCAATATAAATCCAGCCGGTAGATGATGCTGTCAAAAGGTTACGGGTAGGAGATACCGCCGAGTAAATAACCCGCTGTAGCAAATCAACTGTGAGTGAGTTTCCAGTTGGCACATTGGCAAAATACATAGAGTTGATGCCATCTGAAATTGTGCCGCTTGCGCTAGGAGAGGCGATAGTAATAACGGGTGTTGATGTAGCCCACCCTGTATTGCTGACTGTGAAAGATGTGCCTGTCTTAGTTGTGCCGATGTCATCGTAATAACGCGGATCAGGGAAAGTCATGTGCAGTTGCGTGAGGATATAGCCATAGGAGAAATCTGCCGTTACGGGAGTAGTTAGCCCGCGAGAACGACCATACATACGCTTATCGCCAGTATCGCCGTTAAGTCTGAAAGTAAATAATTGCAACTGATTAGTAGATGGCGTATTTCCCGTTGGATCTACATAGTAAGCAATAGGCTGAGGCGCAAAGGCTGACTGTAATTGCTTATAGTAATACTGAGCTGTATTCGAGTTATCTCCTACGATTACTAAGTCAATCATAACTGTGCGCTCATCGTAGAAATCGCGCCCTGTATATGAGCCGTCAATATATCCCCGATTGTCATCTTGGATACGAAGCGGTGCTGTTCCACCTAAACCGTCAATGTTTGTAATCTGATACTGCGTACCATTGCCGATAGTGAGATTGTTAAAGTTAATTTGATAGTTGCTTAGTGTCATTATTTAGACCCAACTGGTACGCCGTTTTTCGCGGCTTTGGCTAATTTCTTTGCAATATCGTTGGTGTTTGTTGCATATACAGTTATGTTCTGATTAACAGTAGGGCTTGCTGAAGGCTTAGGAGTTGGCGTAATAACTTTGACTGGTCTGCCTCTTAGATCAGGTGCGCCTGTAGATTGTCCAGAGACAGTCATGGGTGTTGAGAATGTAGTAGGCGCTGTATCATTTTTACCGCTAAGCAACTTATGAAGCGTGTATGTTGCGGCGGCTGTTCCAACAATAGCCGCTAATGCTGTTATGGCTGTTCCCANGCTAAGACCGCCAGTAGCAAATGCGGCGGCAAGACCTGTAGCAATATAGGNATCGCGTAAAATATTTACTGCNGTANNAACGGCCATGATGCCAGTCACAATTTTATCGCCAATCCAAAATCCCACAATTGCTTCGCCAAGCACTTTAAACTTTTCAGCGTTATCGCCTAAGAACTTAGTAAATTGACCGAACTTAGGGATAGCAGTATTTGTAACCCAGTCGGTCAATTTAATTGCGTAGGGAAGTAACTTTGTGCCAAGTTCTACTTCAAGTGCTTGGAAGTTTGCCTTTGCAATAGCCATCTTGCCCGGCAGAGTATTACCAAACGCGTTAGCCGCTCCTCCTGCGCGATCCTCTACAGCCTTCAAAATCTGAGCTAAAGATGCGCCCTTCGGGATTGTCTTGCCGATAGCAATACCAAGATCGCCTAATCCTCTTGCCTGACCGATAGATGCGCGAGCAAGCAATCGCCCTGCATCGGCTAGAGATATGTTCTTAAATCGCGCTAAATCTGCGGCAGTTGAGAGAGTATCGAGTGCCATCTGCGGGCTACCACTTGCGGCTGTCATCTTTGACAACGCATCGTAGGTATCTTGGTAAGTGAATCCAAGCGCCTTCATTGCATTAGCGTGGTCTTTAATTACTGGTAATGCGGCTTCGAAAGATACGCCTGTGTTCTTTACAGCTACTTCTAAGTTAGCCTGAGACTTTTCTACCTTATCAAGAACTTCAAGGCTGGCAATGCCAAGAACAGCAAATGCTCCACCAAGACCTACAACTGCAACGCGAGCATACTTGGCGGTTCTTTCTAATACTCCAAGAGATGCGCTGGCTCTCAATCCATTCTTTTCCATCATGGAAAGTTCACGATTGACTTCGCCAAACGCGGCAATAGCCTCAGTAGCCTTAGCCTTTACTTCGAAGATGACTGGTGGAAAAAACTCCATTGCTTATCCTCTCAGGCTTAAATGCTTACGCATAATTGTATAGTGAAACCTTTGATATTTAGCAAAAGCAGGTTTCATAAATGGGTAGTTAGTATCTTGTTGCCATGTAGGAGGTGCGTAGTTGCCACCTAATTCAAGCGCGCGACCATAAACNATTGTAGGGCCGACAACTGCGCTATAAGAAGCAAATCCTGAACGGACTTTTGCGCCACGAATAGAACGGCGTAAGTTACCAGTCACATTCATAGGAGGCTCGCCGGNTGTAGCAGGGTATGGAGAATCCCTACGATCACCTTTGATTTCTTCCTGAGCTAACTGAATTAACTTTGCCATCATCTCATCACGCGCTAGGCGAGCGCCCATATCTAACTTTTCTTGAGCGCGCACAACGGCTTGTTTGACTTGCCAAATATTATTCAGCATTTTCAATTCTCCCCGTCATGTGCGCTATCGCTAGAATCCAATCCATAAGAAGTGCAGGCTGTTCATCCACTTGTGTAGGTGTCCAGCCGAATTCTTTAGCAAGTTTGTAATAGTAATACTGTTCATCTGGGTAGATGAAGTCTGGACTGCGCTCTGTTCCGGTTAAGACATCCCTTAATCGGTTGAGCTGTCTAAAGGGCTATCAGCCCCTTTATCTTCATCAAAGTTGGTAAAGATAAAGTCTTGAATCTTTTGAACCTCTGCGGCCAAAGTATCGTAATCAGGCAAGCTCAATTCCCATAGAGATGAGAGCATGATAGATGGCAGGATAAGGTCTAAAGTCCATGACTCAATCAGTACGGCGATGAGACCATCAACCATAGACAAGTTCTGCAATAAGCCTGTCTGCTCATTGGCGGCTTCAATCATCTTTCTACGGTCTTTGACCTTGAGAGTCTTTGGATCGCGTAGCGTTACTGTGTTCCCGCTAGGGAGTTTGATTACCTTCAACATGATTTCCTTCTCTCGCCTTCGCTGTTTTTTAAGTTGAACCGGGGTGCGGGAAGGCGGCGCACCCCGGCCAACATTTATTCGGTTACTGGTAAGTTCCCGAAGCCTTTGCGTTCTGCAATACCCACTTGATATTTGCGTAGCCGCCTGTAGCTCCTGCATCTGTGGTATTTGCGATACCTTCAATGTCCACTTCAATTTCTACGAAGTCTTTAGAGCGGTCAATCATGGTTGCTACATAAGCACCCTTTGTCACGGTGAACTGCACTTGAGTTGCTGTAGATCCTGAACCCTGAGACCAGTTGATTGTGATGGCTGGCTGAGTATTTGTAAGGAATCGAGTAAGTTCTGTATCTGCTTCCATAACGAAGCGGATCTTGCCCTTTGTCTCAAGAGCGCCCAAGAATATTTGATATGGGTTCTTCGTGTTGCTGATTCCAAAGATAGGGCTGACTGGTCGAGTCATATCCAATGAGCCTTCTACAGAGTTAGAGATTGTAGAACCGCCGATTGAGACGGTAGCAATCCAAGTCGGTGTAGGAAGGACAGTAGAGAATGATGGTGTAGGAGTTGAGGCTGTAGCTGAAGCCCATCCTGTTCCCTTTGCATCGTAATCGAGCAAGCCATCGGCTGTAAACTTAAGGCTTGCATCGTGGATTTGAATACCAGCGTATGCGCGAACATTTGCTGCATAGAAGTCAGTCAAAGTAAATGATGTTGGCTGAGCATCTGCGCCTGTAGCGGTAGCGTTCTTAATGCTAATGGTGTGAGTATATGGCGCTGATCCACCTGAAGTAGTGACATCGCCAAGCAGACCGCCTAGAACATAACCGAAGGTATCGGCAAATACTGGGCCACCAAAGTCAAATGTTGAATGGGTGCGACCTTGTACATACGCCATGTTCTTGATGAGAGAACCTTGCGCCATGTCTGATGCGTAGAGCGGCCCGATTAAATCAACAGGCTTGAGCTTGTTGGCAGTAACAGGGATAAAGTCGGTTGGGGTTACAGGAGTTCCCTTAGTTGTTTCTTTGGCGATACCCAGATAACTCCGGTGTGTATTTTGTACTGTCATTTATTCACTCTCCTAGAGTCTCGGCTGGTTTTGCCTTAGTTGGTGTAGTTGTTGAAACATCAGGTGCGTTAAAGTCACTTGGTGCTTCAAAAGAATCCCCAGACTGAACTGTGATAGCCAATGTTGGGAATACGCGTTCGCCTTCTCCGGTATATGTGAACTTAGCCATTTCTCTCCTTATGCCTGAATCATTTGTGTGACAGTAAATCGGACTGATGCCCATGTCTCAATAGAGTTACCCTTTTGCGATAAAGGCTCGCCGTATGAAACATCAATAACTGGTTCTGCTCCCTGCCATACCAAAGTGCCAGATGTGTCTCCGAATCTATGATCCGAACGCAACTTATCCTTCAGGTCATCAATGATACCGTCTAAGTTATCCATAGCATCTTCGGCAAGCCGTTCAAGGCTGTGGTGAAATAATTGAATCACTACTGTGTAGTCAATACGCTTCCAACCGCTATGTGCGCCACCTACTGCAATACGAGATTCTGTCTCTGATTCTATAAAGATTACCGCTATACAACGATTGACCTGACTTGGTAAGGAATTAACCTGAAAGTCAATGCGCTTTGGGAAAGATGTAAAAACTTGGTTGATTCCGTCAATAGCAGGTGGAGCTATGAAGCCAGCAAGCGTACTTCTTACCTGCTTGCGACCTACTGCCATTATCGAACCCTTCTGTAGGGAACGAGCAACTGCTTTGCCAAAGCTATTTCATCGCCTAACTTGTCTGCCTGATCTAAACCGCCACCGGGTCTTGTAGTAATTGCCATTGCCATCGCACTATCGCCACGAACCTTGAGGAAGGCTGTAGTGACAAGTATGGCGGCTTCTTTAATTGCTGGTGGAAGCGCGCTGATAGATACGCCCGCGTTGTGTGTATATTGCAAAGCCGATACAAGCGGAATAGTTGTAGATCCGAATGTATAGGTAGAAGCAACTGTCACATTCTCGCTATACATACCATCGTAAATCTTGAGCATCTGCCCTGCAATAAATCCGATTCCGCTTGCAACTGTGATAGATGACTGAGTAGCAGTAGCCGATGCAATGGTTGTGTTTGTATATCCGCAGACATACTGATAGTTGAGAAATACCTCTTGGCGTGGGCTTGTTGGAAATCCAAACTGAAGCGGCCCTTGAGATGAGTAGGTAGTTGAGGCGCTTGCGTAAGGCACAATAATCTGGCTATCTTCAATCCACGCGATTGAGCAGTCAGGAAGGCTNTGTAGCTGAGTATTAGGGTTGCCATAGTTAAAGGTTAAGAGCGCAATAATAGGATTGTAGCGTGGGTGCAGGCGAATAGTGCCATCTGCCTTGATACGGCTACGCTGTTGCTCGGTCTCTACTGTTGCCGCAAGTACCTGATTGCAGTAGGTATCAATCCATGATGAGGCGCGAGCGATGACATTCATTAGCTCAGAATCCTGTACATCCGGATCTTGCGAGTTAAATACTAAGTTGTCAATATCAATAGCAGTTGGAGCGTTCTTGAATTCATCAAGGGTTAGGTAAGGAGTCGAGAACTGGAAAGTAGTTGCTGTATAAGCATTAGCCATTTATTTCTCCGCACTTAGAACATTTTTTAAAGAACGAGCCAAACCCGCACTTCTTACATGGAAATCCATTGGTATCAGCAACGCCACTTAGACTTGCTTCTCCCATACCTTCATCTTTTAACTTCTTACGCAATTTAGGATTATTGACTTCGAATAGTCCATCTCTGCCGGGCTTTAAAACTTTAACGCCGCGCGATGTAGTTACTGATAACTCGCGCATACCTTTTGGGCCAATCATCTTAGCCATGCCAACCTCCGATTTATTAAGTGAGCCTTTTAACGACTTGCTCAGGTCTTTTATTAAATTGTTACTTAAGCAGCGACAATTCCTGAAACGACACCATTCCATGCAGGTGCGTAGCAGAAGAATGTTCCACGGAAGTATGTGGAGAATTCGTACGCAAACTGTGTTACAGGCCATTGAATCGGTGGCCATTGTTACTACTCTTTCGAGCGACCTAATCATTTCTGTTAGGTTCTTACAATTTATCATCTTGTAAGGT